CTTCCAAATTCCGTTTTCGTTTACTGGTATTCTCTCTGTAATACCCCATGAATCTTTTCGAAACATTCCCTTTACATTTGTAAAGCCGCCTGGATCTTTTTTCCATATTAGTAAGTCATAGTTTTCCCAATATGAATCTTGCTTGCTATGCTTTGATCTTTCCATGAAGACCTCTACACCCTTTAGTGTAAGATTAAGCATTTCTTTCCTATCTAGTAAGTCCGCCTAGATGATCTTGCTGGCCCTCCTGGGATCGAACCAGGGACCTAGAAGTTAACAGCTTCCCGCTCTGCCGCTGAGCTAAGGGCCAAAAAGCAGAAACCGTAGTTTCTATGTATTATTATACAGTAAAAACTACGGCTCTGTCAACGATATTTTATAAGAAAATATCTCCATCTGGGATTTTTAAATCCTCTATCTCTTTGTCTATCTCTAGTATAACTGGATCTATTAAGTATCCAAATATCTGCTGCATATCAGCAGGGGTAATTTCTTTATCTGGGTTATTCATTTCTGAATAATCTTTACTATATTGACACCCTTAATCTCTTCATCTACATTGAATATATCTGATACATAGTCTTTTGCATCTGTTTCATTAAAGGCTTGTACCTCTAGCTCTACATTTAATTTGACTGTATAGGTGTTCATAAGTAAATTATATCACTTAGCCGCTTTTTTATCTACTGCTGAAAAAGCTGCATTGATCTCAGCAACGGTAAGCTTTCCATCATCTAGGAATCCACGGGCTAGCTTTTCAACAACAGTTGCAACGCCTAATGTTCCAGCAAGGATCACAGCCTTGTAGGTTTCAATTCCAACCACTGCTCCTGCTCCAATCACTGAAAGTCCTGATGCTGCAAATACAGCAACAATTCTCATAAATATATTATTTATGCTTGCAATTGCTCCGCTTCCAACCTGTGTTGGCTCTTCTATATACGCTTTTGCCATTATTTATCCTTTCTTAACGGGATTGTTATTAGCCAAATAACTGTAGTTGCCAGTACGGCAATTCCAACTATATCTCTGGCTGATCCAGTTAATGTTAACCATGCAATAAAGAAGCCAAGGAGGGTGAATGCTTGTGCAATTAATTCCATTCCTGCATCTTTAAACCATTTAATTAATCCTTTTAAAGCTTTACCGATTAAAGAAAATGCTTTTTTGATTATCTTCATCTGTTCCTCCTTATTACTGCCCCTGCAATTTGTGATGCAATGACCACTGGGACAATTACTTCTTGTGCTTTTTCTCTCTGATCATCTGTCATATCCATACCTAACTCAGAAAAATTAGATAATAGTTCTATAGGATCCACCGCAAATACTGTTCCAAGCGGGTCTGCTAAGAATGCTTCTGTTTGTACTTCTGTTGTTGCATCTGCTAATGTAAATGGCATTGGGGTATCCCCTGCTTCTCCTGCTCTATCTGCAAACTCAACAAATGCTGCTGCGACTGCAGGATTTGATTTCATTATTTCTGCCACCTTTGAAACCTCTCCTGCAGAAATTCCAAGATCTTTTGCAACTTCTAATTTTGCTTCTTGTGTTAAAGACTTAAGTGTTTGACTAACCGCTGCTGTTTGTTCTGGAGAAAGCTTAACTAATTTATTATCTTTACTTGTAAGATTAGCAATAACGCCAGATAAATCTTCTGCATTCCCCGTACCTTTTTCTGGAATAAGTGCTGCTAACTCTGCATCCTTAATGACTGGATCAATATTCTCTGCTGGTTTAAAATCTGGTCTTGGCAATGGCTTAGGTTCTGGAGAAGGCTCGGCAGAAGGCTCTGGTGTGGGTTCTGGCTTTACTTCAGGTGTTGGAGCTGGTGTTGGCTTAGGATCTTCTGGTTTTGGCTTTTCTGTAGGTTCTGGCTTTGGTGCAGGATCTTCTGGCTGTGTTGGCTTTGGACCTGGTTGCGTTGGCTTTGGTCCTGGCTCTTCTGTAGCAGTATTGTTAGTTGGCTTTGGCTCTGGCTTCTCTGTTGGTGGTGAAGAAGGCTTTGGCTTGTCTGGTTCAACAGTTGGTTTTGGCTCTGGCTTAGGTTGGTTTGCTGCAGCATTGGCTGCTGCTTGAGCAATTGCTCTTTGAATTTCTCTTTGTGATTGCTCATCATAGTAACGCCATGCTTCATCAATTGCACCATTGACATCATTGACTGCATTATTAAAATCATTTATGGCACTATTCTTTTCAGACAAAGCATTTGCTGTATCATTTACTGCGTTATCATACTCAGACTCTTTATTAGTTAATGTTTGATTTAATGAGTCTAGTACTGCAACCTGTTGATTATATACATTTAGTTTATCATTATATTCTGCTGAGGCATTATTATAGTCTTGCTGTGCTGCATTTCTTGTTTCAAGTGCTTGGTTGTAGGCATCTATTTGTGCCTGTGTTGGTCCTGACCCAGATGAGAATGTATTTAAATTACAACTAAAATTTTGTCCCCATACTCTTGGATTTCCAGCATAGTCACATCCTGCACCAGTCATTCCACCAGGAATTGTCCAGCCAAGATGGTACGATCCTGGACCTCCTCCGTTATACCACCATATCTCTACATCTAAAGTCTTGTCTTCACTTACATTATATGTTGGAGACCAAGCACTCCATCTTGCCCCTTGCTCTACCCAGTTGTTAACTGCAAGATTTCCATTAATAAACATTCTAAAACCATCATCTGTGTATCCTGCAAATGCTACTGTTGTAAACCATGATGGGACTGTAATTTGTCCAGTAAACTTAACAATTATATTTTCATATCTATTACCGCAAACTGGTAGGTTCATAGAACTAGAATTCCAAGTGCCAGAACAAATCACACCACTTGGAGTTGCTATGCTTGGCCATGTTCTGGTTAGATTATATACTGTATATTGAAGACCTGTCCCACTAGCAGATTGCATATTTGATTGTGCTGTTTGAAGATTTATATTGGCTAAATCAAGTACATCTTGTGCATCATTCTTATCATTAAGAGCATTATTTTTATTTTCAAGAGCTAAGGATGCTAGGGCTGTTTGCTCATCTACATTTGACTGAGCGATATTTACTTCTTCTAACGCTAATTCTTCTGCTTCCACCGCATCTTGGTAGTCTACAATTGCTGTATCTCTAACATCCTTAAGATTTTTAGCGTACATAAACTTATTTTCCGCTATGTCAATTAAATCTATTAAGCCTTCTTTGTAATCAAGCTTATCTACTGCTGAATTTAAATTTTCAATTTGTTTTGCTGCTACTGTTAGCGGATCATCGCCAGCTGCGGGAGACATAAAAAGCCATCCAAATGCAAGCATTATGGATGCTGTTATTCTAAATAACCTATTCTTTTTCAACTATGGCTCCTACGCAAACAATTTGCTTGCTTAGTTAATTATACCATTGAGGCTATTTAGGATTATCTGTCTTATAAAACCCGTTTCCTTTAAACTGTATGCCAAAAGGCGTAAAGTGTCTTATCATTTCTGACTCACATTCTACACAAGTGTATCCTGGATCTTCATCCATAATTGATCTATGAGTTGACATTGTTGGGTGTGCATCGTCATATGAGCACTTGTATTCGTATACTGGCATTACTTATCCTTTAAGTTAAATGAGCCTTTTTATGACTTGCTCAGGTCTCCTTCGGTAGCGAACCAAAGACTATTTGATCTTAATGATCTTTGGCTTCTTTTCTTCTGGAATAATTCTATCTACATTGATATTTAACATTCCATCTTCGATTGAAGCTCCAGTTACTTCCATATATTCACCTAGCCCAAATGTTCTAGTGAACTTACGTGCAGCAATACCTTTATGTAGATATTCACCGTCTGTAACTTCTGTGATTTCACCCTTAACAATAAGTGTTCCGTTATCTACTGAAACATCAATATCGCTTCTTGTGAATCCTGCTACTGCAATTGATACCTGATATGTATCTTCGTCTAGCTTTAATACATCGTATGGTGGATATGTTTGGCGTGTTGCAGCCTGATGAACATGTGCCATTCTTTCCATTTCACGATTAAAACCAATAAAAAAAGGATCTCTAAAAAGATCCAGGGTTAGTGCGTTTACCATTTTTGCTCCTTTTAAGCGAGTTAGTTTAGCATCCCCATAAGGCGGATGTAAAATAATTATATCATAATTGATATTTATTCGTAAGACTTTTTCTGCCAGAACTGGCGCATATAAGACCTATTTAAAACTGATCTTACTTTAAAGTTATCCTGAAGTTCACGTTTTCTAATAAATGGGGGAAGTGATTCATGTACCCAGTCTTCTCTTTTAAATG